GGAGCTGCAGCTCCCGATCGCCGAGTACCTGCTCAGCCGTAGAGTGGACATCGACAAGCTCAAGCCGTACTTCAGCCTGGACCCGCGCTACCTGCGCCACGCCATCATTCCGTTCTGGAGAGATGGTAAGATCATCTACTGGCAGGCCCGTGCAATCGACGACGGTGTCAAGCGCCGCTACCTCAACTGCTCCATCGCCCGCGACGCGGTGCTGTTCGGCTACGATGAGCTCTACTCGTGGTCGCCGAAGCCGCTGTTCGTGTGCGAGGGGGTGTTCGACGCGGCGGTGCTGAACGGCATCGCGACCCTCGGCTCGAGCCTCAACGAGGCGAAGCTGGAGGTGCTGCGCAAGAGCCGGCGGCGCCTGATCTTCGTGATGGACCAGGACAAGACGGGTGACAGCTTCGCTACCACCGCCCTCGACAACGGGTGGGAGATCTCCTACCTCGACAAGACCGGCACCGACGCCAACAAGTCAGTGCAGCTCTATGGGTTGCCGTACACGGTATGGGTGCTGCTGAAGAACGCGACCCGTGATCGCATCAAGCTGAGCATGGGCCACCTCAATTCACGACTACAAGGAAGGTTCTGATGAACAACGGCGTTCCACTGATGGACGAGGAAGCGCAGCGCGGCTACATTGACGCGATGCTCTCCAACCCAGACATCTACGCGCGGGCCCACCACCTGCTGTCTCCAACGTTCTTCGAGCCGCACCTGGCCAAGGGCGTGAAGTTCCTGACCGAGTACTTCCAGGAGAACCGCACGGTGGCGCCGAAGGCGGTGTTCAAGCTGGCGACCAAGCTGGATGCGCTTGATGCACCGCTCGTGCTGCGCGAGGACAAGGAGTGGATGCTCAAGCAGATCGCTGAGTTCTGTCGCTTCAAGGCTGTCATCGAGCAGGTGCAGAAGGCGGTAGGCCAGGGCGGCTACCTCGAGAAGGGCGACCTCGGCACGATGGTGTCCAAGCTGAAGGCTGCCACCGAGATGGGCATCGTCGCCGACCTGGGCATCGACTACTTCGAAGGCGTTGAGGAGCGCCTCGAGAGCTACGAGACCGAGGACCCCGTCATCAGCACGGGGTGGAAGTCCGTCGACGACTTCATCGGCGGTGGTGTGGGTCGGCAGGAGCTGGTGCTCTTCCTCGCTCCCTCGGGCGGCGGCAAGTCCGTTGGCATGCTGAACCTCGCGCACAACTTCATGCGGCAGGGCCTGAGCGGCGTCTACATCTCCCTTGAGATGAAGGACAAGAAGGTGTCGCTGCGTACCGACCAGATGCTGGCGCGCATGACGAGCGGCATGATCTCGCTGAACAAGACCCAGGTGGCGCACGAGATCCACAAGTTCCACGAGCAGACGGGCGTCAAGTTCTTCATCAAGCGCATGCGCGAAAGCACGACGACGGCCAACGACGTGGCTGCCTACCTTCGCGAGCTGAAGGCCCAGCGCGCCTTCCGACCGGACTGGATCGTGGTGGACTACATCGACATCATGGCGCCTGTGCAGAAGGGAGCTGGTGACAGCCTTTTCCTCAAGGACAAGTTCGTGTCTGAAGAGGTTCGCGCTCTCGGCTTCGACGAGAACGCCATCATGATCAGCGGCTCGCAGCTCGGCAAGCACGCCACCGAGGCGATCATGGAGGGCAAGCTCATTCACCAGGGCGACGTGCAGGGCGGTTCATCGAAGACCAACACCGCCGACCTGATGATCTCGATGGAGAAGACCGAGGCCATGCACCAGGCCGGTGAGTACCGCTTCGGCTTCCCGAAGGCCCGCAATTCCGATGCCACGGGCAAGACGCTGCTGATGAAGTGGGACAAGACGTCGCTGCGCATCCACGACCACGTTCCTGATGAGGCGAAGCTGGAGCTGAAGCAGCGCCGCGGTCCGATCGCCATGTCCGACGTGCGACCGGGCCAGAAGCTGGACATCAACGCGATCATGAACCGGCCTCGTCCGGAGGGGGAGTAAATACGCCATGGAACGAGACCGCAAACCACAGACCCTCCTCGCTGAGCTGGCCGACAAGGCCCTCGGCGGTCGCTATCTAACCGACGGCGTGTCTGTCTCTCGTGACAAGCCAGGCAGCATCATCGAGCGGCTCACGCCCGAGCAGCGCGAGCTGCTCAAGAAGCTGAAGGTAGAGGACATCGCCGATGCCCGTTGGCCCCGCCCTGACTACATCAACCTCGAGAAGATGCCTCGCCGGCTGACGTAAATAGCACCGGTACCAACCCATACCCATCCCTAGGAGCATCCCATGGCAGAACAAGCCCGCACCATCACCCTCGACGGCATCACCTACGACCTGGCTCAGTTCAGCCAGGGCGTTCAGCAGGCCACCGACGTGTACAACTCCATCGCCGCTGACCTCAACAAGAGCCAGCTCGAGGTCATCAAGTGCCAGTCGGCCCTGCAGACCATCGGCGCCCAGATCAGCGCCGCCGTCCAGAAGGAGCTCGCCGAGAAGAAGGCTGCCAATGAGGCCGCCAACGAAGTTCCGGCTACCGACCCGTCGGCCGCCTAAGCTGCGTCGCACCACCAAACAGGGCAGGGAGGGCAACTTCCCTGCCCTGTGCCGTAAATAGCGGATGACACGCCCCCACGCACTTCTTGAAGGCATCACTCACCTGGAGGACCTGGACCTTCAGGCGTTCATCGCTGCTGTCAAGAACATCTCCAAGATGCAGGCCAGCGAGAAGCTCGATGGAGCCAACCTCTGGTTCGGTCTTGATGACGAAGGTCGCCTCTACACCTCTCGCGCCGGCAAGCGCCGCGCAGCTGAGAACATGTACGAGGAGAAGGACTACCCGTACTTCGCTGCCTACAACGGCTTTCGCTCGGCGCACGCCGCCCTGAAGCAGAAGGAGCGCGAGATCAAGGCCGTGCTGCGGGCCGGCGACACGATCGAGATCGAGGTGCTGTTCGGTCGCCAGCCAAACGCCGTCACGTACGGCGCTGGTGGCAAGAACTACATCGCCTTCCTGCGCGGTGTTGAAGGAACCCCTGACACGATGGTGGACCTGCTGTCGACGCAGCTGAGCAACAGCTCCGTGTCGGTCAAGGTCGACCTCGTTGACAGCGTTGACGGCGTCAACCTCACGCTGCAGCCCGCCGACGTGCAGTTCCAGTTCGTAGGTGCCCAGAAGATCGACACCGCGAAGCTGAAGGACACCGACGTCGCTAAGCACCTCGCGGCCCTTGAGAAGTTCCTGTCGCAGCAGGCAGCTCTGCCGAAGGGTGCACCGCACCCAGAGAGCATGACGAACTTTGACCTGCTGACCCGCACGCTCGGCTCCATTCCGCAGGCCATTCGTCCGATGGCGAAGGAGCTCAAGGCGCAGCTGATGGCGAAGGTCATGGCGGACTTCAAGCTGCCCATCAAGAAGGAGCTGCTGGACAAGTTCGTCAACCAGATCAAGTCGCCGCTTGCCGGTGATGACCTCACCCCTGACGAGGACATCGGCATCGAGGGCGTGGTGCTGAAGGACCCAACGACCGGCGAGCAGATCAAGCTGGTCGACAAGGACACCTTCACGACCGTCAACCAGTTTAACCACGCCGTTCGCAACAGCCTGTCTGGCACGATCAAGACGACTGACAGCAATGCCAGCATCGAGAGCCGCGGCGGCCTGGTCGGCAACATGTACATCACGATCGCCGACCTGCTTGGAAACATCGGCCTGTCGCGCGGCGTATCGGCCCGCAAGGTCATGCAGACGGTCAAGGGCAAGGATCCAGAAGCGACCATCCGCAACCTCGCGAAGGAGCTGGGCAGCGACGACTACCTCGGTACCAAGCGCAAGGTGCTCGCGCTGATCGAGGAAACGCAGGCGCAGCTCGCCGGCGCGCTCGCTGACTTCAAGAAGCACAAGGACAGCTTCCGCCTGAAGCTGAAGTCAGGCAAGACGATTGGCCTGTCGCCTGAGATCATTCGTCGCACTCTCGTGTCGTTCGCTGAAACCAAGCGCAACATCGATGAGCTGCTTGAGAAGGTCAAGGGCACGAAGACGCTGGCTCAGCTGCTTGCCATCCTGTACGGTCGTCACGCCAAGGCGGTGTTCGCTACTGGTGATGAGGAGCCGGTTGCTGAAAGCCTGCTCAAGGACGCTGAAGAGGCGTACCTGATCGAGAAGCGCCACACCACCGACAAGGCCCTCTACCACGGCAAGGACGCCTTCCACCTGCTGAACACGTACATGGCCACTGTCGCCATGTCGACGATCATCTACAAGGCCAAGGACAAGCTGGGCATCAAGCTGCTGCGCGACAAGACGCACATGCGCCTGAACAGCTGGAGCCCGGAGATGTCGCCTCTGAACTTCTGGGGCTACGTCATCTGGCGCAGCGGCACGCCTGCAGTCAAGAAGCTGCTGGGCAAGCAGGCCGCTGAGATCTTCCGCTTCGCCCGTCGCTGCCCACCGGCCTGGTGGAAGTTCCTCCACATCGACCTGAGCTTCGGTGCTGAGCGCCCGGCTGACTGGGTGCAGAACCGGAAGGCAATCACCTTCCTCCAGGCTTTCCCCGGTCTCAACATCGACCGCCTAAATAGCATCCTGGATGGCGCCTTCAACTACGACGAGCTGACCCTCGATCAGAAGGTGAAGCTGCACTCCAAGCTGTACTACTACGCGCAGCAGTTCGTAGGTAGCTCGCCGCTGCTGTACCGCATGCGAGCAATCAGCGATGAGCTGCTGCTGAACGCAAACGACGAAAACTACCAGATGGTTGAAGGTATGAAGCTCCTGCAATCCATTACCGCGCTGAAGGAAGATGATGCGCCCTCGCTTGGTGCTGGTGGAGCCGCGCTTCCATCTGGCTCTGGCGCAGCTGCCGGTGCAGTTGGTGGCATGAGCGCCGCCACCTCTGCCGGCGACATTGCCTCCTACCCGAAGCCGCTCTTTGGTCAGAAGCAGATCATTCGCCGCAAGCGCAACCCCGAAGTCAAGCGCCTCAAGTTCCCGCGCCCAGAGGAGACAAAGAAGTGAAGTCACTGCTCAAGGAGTTCGTCAATCAGGCTGACCTGAAGAAGGTCGACGGCTCAGACGCGGGTAAGACCGACGTTGTTGACAAGGCCGGCACCAAGGATGTTCAGTTCTCGCTGATGCGCAATACCATCAACTCAGATGGCAAGATCAACGGCGCGAACGTCAACGACTACCTCGAAAAGGCCAAGGACCTGAACGACGAGGTCGACAGCGTGCTGTACGGCCTGGAGACTGACGATGGTGAAGTCGTCAAGGTCTACGTGAACGCCACGCAGGCCGATGCCTTTGAAGCCGAGATGAAGAAGATGCTCGGCATGGAAGACGACATCGAGCAGGTGGTGAACGACCTGGCAACGCGCTTCGACATCATCGACGTGGTGTGGCCGAAGAGCTCTCAGGTGTCCAACCCAGACGGTACGCCGGCTGAAGCTCCTGCTGATGAGCCGCTCGACATGGGTGCTGACGCCCCTGCTGATGGCGAAGGTGAGGAAGAGGGCGATGACGACATGGAGGTCATCGCCTCCGCTGACGACATCGCTGACGATGAAAGCACTCCCGACGACAAGAAGGTCGTGAAGGCCGAGAAGTCGAAGAAGCCTGTCAAGGCCGGTGCTGAAGACGAAGCGCCTGCTGAGGAAGAGGGCGAGGGCAGCGAGGAAGAAGCCACCGAGAAGAAGCCCAAGAAGCCAGCTGCCAAGGAAGGCAACAAGCACGACAAGCTCAAGGGTCTCGGCAAGGGCCTCAAGGGCGAGAAGAAGACCGAGGTCACTGAAGAGGGTCTTGAAGAGGCCGCGCTTCAGCCCGGTTGGTACGTCATGGACGAGGACGACAAGACTGTCGCCGGTCCGATGAGTGAAGAAGCAGCTCGTAAGCTGTGCAGTCAAAAGGGTGGCGATGCCAAGGGCTTCAGCGTCACCTGTGTTTCTGATCACGCGGCCCGCAAATCCAATGAAGAGGTGAACATGACGATCGGCAAGAAGTTCCTGGATCGCTATCTTGGCGAAGCTGTCCAGCTCGATGAAGCCAAGAAGGACGTAGACGGCCGCCGCGACAACATCGACGTGCCAGGCCTGACCCGCACCTCGCCGCTGCTGTCAGCTCAGACGCAGCTCGCCGTGCTGGCCACGCAGCTGTACGTTGCGATGGGCATTCCAGCTGAAACGCTGCAGCGCAAGGTTCGCGCCACTCGCGAAGGTGCTGATGCTCTTGGCGAGAAGATGCGTCTCAACCCAACGCTGCGCCGCGTCGTCACCAACTTCTTCAACGCTCTCGCTGCTCAGCACGGCTGGGTTCGCGCTGAGGTGAAGGAAGCCAAGGAAGTGATGCCGCAGGACGACTTCACGCTGATGGGTTCCCGTGCCCTCGCTCAGCTTGAAGCTGCTCTCGTTGCTCTCGAGTGCCCTGAAGCTGTTGTCAAGATGGCCATCCGTCAGAACCGCGAGAGCCTGACGGACACCGCTCTCCTGCTGCAGAAGGGCGCCCTCCGCACCCGCTTCCAGCGCATGGCTTCTGAGATCGGTCTCGAGCTGCAGGCCGTGACGTCAGGCAAGAAGGCGTCTGAGCTCGAGCCCGAAGAGGTGACCGAGGCTGCCGATCGTTCTCGCTACGGCTGGTACAACAAGAAGAAGTCATCTGATGAAGACGAGGATGACGATGAGTTCATGATGGACAAGAAGACTGGTAAGCTGGTCTCAGTCCCAAAGAAGAAGCCGGATGACAAGAAAAAGGTCGAAGAAGCCATCGATCCAGCTGGCGCCGACCTCTACGCTGACGCAGTCATGTCGCTGGTTGCCGCTCTCGGCGTGCCAGATGCGGCCTTCTCGCGTACTGCCCGCACGGTCATCGCCAAGGAGTTCCGCAACATGCGCACTGACGTCAATGTCGGCGGCCTGCTGTCGCTGATCAAGCGCTTCACCGCGCAGTTCGATGCAGCCAAGTCGCGCATGACCCGTCAGAAGCCAGCTGGCACGCAGGGAACCCAAGGCACGGTGTGATGAAGCTGCTTCGCGAGCTGTCCAAGAACGACGAGCCCAAGAAGGACGAAGTCAAGCCAGAGGAAGACAAGAAGGAGAAGCCAAAGGCAGCTCCTTCTGACGAGGCTCCTGCTGATGACGTCGACGCCGGGCTCGAGCCTACCCTCCCTGAGGGTGGTTGGAACGTGGGGCACCTCGCGAACCACGGCATTCTCCTGTCGTGTGACGGCTTCTCGCTGAAGCTCGACCTGGACCAGCTGAACGTCCTCTTCGACCTGGCTGAGGAAGGCGACACCACCGGTGAGGTGCGCGACCACAGCGGTCAGCTCGTCACCGTTGAAGTGCAGTCCGACCGCATCATCCTGACGCGTGAAGGCGACGAGACATACCCAGGCGGTGTCGTTCTTGACCTTGACACGCTCAAGGAGATGGGCATCGAGCAGCACGAGGATGCTGCCGCCGAAGCCGCCGAGCAGGAGGATGAAGGCGGTGGACCTGATGCTGAGGCCGAAGAGCCAGCCGAAGGTGATACAATTGACGATGAAGCAGCTAAAGATGACCTCGATGAGGGCATCAAGAAGGCGTTTCGTCGTTCAGGCAACAAGATCAAGCGCGGCTTCCGCGTAACGTCTGGCTTCCGCAAGGGACGAGTGGTAGCGAAGGCATCATCTGCCTTCAAGCCGCGCGCCAAGGCCAAGACCCGCATGAAGCTTCGCATCGCTGGCCGGAAGAAGCGGATCATCCGCCTCCTCAAGTCCAAGCGTACTCGAAAGAAGTCTGCGTCGAAACGACTTGCTCGCATGAACAAGTCTGTCAAGTGACGTTCGACTACCCCGAAATCTCCACCGTCAGCTACAACAACCAGCGCTGGTACGATACGCCAGCCGGCTGGATGCCGTCCATCACGACGATCCTGGGCGCCACCGCCTCACCTGAGAAGGTGCAGTCGCTGCAGCGCTGGCGCGATGGGGTTGGCCATGAGGAGGCCGACCGCATTACGCAGGAGGCAGCTGACAACGGCACGATGGTGCACCTGCTCTGCGAGCGCTTCCTCAAGGGGCAGAAGATCGACGCGCTGATCGATGGACAGCCGCCCACTCCGAAGTCGATGAAGGGCTTCAACTCGCTGAAGTTCAAGCTGCGCAACATCAAGGTGTGGGGCCAGGAGGTGGCGCTCTTCTCGAAGCGCTTTGAGGTAGCTGGTCGCTGCGACGTCATCTGCGAGTACAGCGGCCTTCCCGCGATCGTCGACTTCAAGACGGCTCGCCGCATCAAGGGCTACGACGACATCCACGACTACAAGGTGCAGCTTGCGTTCTACGGCGCAGCGCACAACGAGATGTTTGGCACGAACATCAAGGACGGCATCGTGCTGATGGCGTCTGATGAGGGATTTCCACAGGAGTTCAGGATCAAGCTCGAAGATCACTACGACGAGCTCGCTCTCCGGGCATCCACCTTCTGGCAAGCCGCTGTAAATAGTGTAGCTTGAAATCACACGGAGACGCGCATGGCCGACCCAACAAACGAGATGGCAATCAACCTTCCTATGGTGGCACCAACCGCCGTAGGCGACATGGGCGCGCCAGCCCCGGCACCCGCCGAGATTGCCTACGATGACGCCACCGACAGCACCATCGTTGTTGGCAAGCCGATGCACTCACATGACCCTGCTCGCATCAGCGTCTACGCGCAGTCGATCAACCCGGTATCGGGCGGCTGGGCAACAGCATCGAGCGCTCAGACCGCTCCTGCTGCCGAGAAGCCTGCTGATGCAGTTGCTGTCTTCGACGTGGTGTTCAGCGTTGGTATCGACTGCGGTGACGGTGTGACGAAGACGTACCAGGTCGTCAAGCGCATCGGCATCGACAAGTGCAAGATTGCCTGCGACGCCGAGTGCACCACGCCGGTGTCCGTCGTCGAGAGCAAGAACGAACAGAAGCTCGCTGAAGCTGCCGCTACCAAGAAGCGCTTCCGCGTGCTCGCTGGACTGGAGTAACCATGGCACAAGTAGTCATCTTCGCTCCTCCTGGTGAGGACGTTTCCGCCGGCAAGTCGGCGCTTGAGGACGCAGGCCACGACGTCGAGATCGTCGAGGCAACCCCTGAAAACCTGCTGCACATGGCCATCGGCATGCTCGAAGGCGAAGGTGGCATGGGTGGTGCTGGCGGCGGTGAAAAGACCGAGGAAGAGCCGGCTCCTGAAGAGGAGAGCACCGAAGAAGAGCCAGCTCCTGAAGAGGAGCCAGTTGGCGAAGCCGCTGTTGCTGATGAGGTGGTTCCCGTCTACGTCGGTACCGCTGGCAAGTTCTCGCTGCTGCGCGTTCTTGACATGCAGGACGGCGAGAAGGTCACCTACAAGATCAACGAGAGCCAGTTCTCGTTCTGGAAGCCGGTCACCGGCCAGCGCATGCAGAACCTGCCAGTGACCATCGGTCAGCTCGACACCAGCCTGATGGTCAAGGTCGTTGCAGGTTCGAAGCCAGCCCTCGTCCTGACCGCTGAGGACGCAAAGCGACTTGGGCTACGATAAGTAGTTCATGACCATTCGCAGTCCATTCTTCGTCGTTGAAGACGCGCTTTCCCCGGCGCGTTGTGAGCAGCTGATCGCCGAGCTGGGCATTCACTCGCCCAACGTGGACGAGGCCGGCAAACCCATCAAGAACGAGCGCATCATGACCGAGCACGTTGGCCTGGTTCGCGACGTGCTCGATCCGCACCTTGCTGACATCGAGGTCCGCTACAGCGGCGCCATTCGCGGCATGGAGACACCGCTCTTCCAGCAGTTCTTCGAAAACCCGAAGGACCCAGCTGTCGGACACGGCTGTGAGAACGCAAAGTACATGCGCAAGAAGTGGGTGAAGACGAAGGACGTCGACCTCGTTGGCTACCTGTGGCTGAAGGACTTCAACAGTGGCGTGCCACTTGACCCCCGCTTTGAGGTGTACGGCGGCAAGCTTGAGTTTCCGGCCTACGACTTCAGCCTCGTGCCCCAGCGCGGCACGCTCGTTCTCTTCCCAGCCGGACCGCACTTCATCACGTGCGTTTCGCCCATCCTGGTTGGCTCGCTTGAGCAGGTGAAGGTCACCATCAAGATGCTGAACAACCACAAGGACGGCGGCCCCTGGCTGTACCAGCCGTCAAGCTTTCCCGGAACGTACGCCGAGTGGTTTTCCGCTGAAGGCTAAATAGGCCATCCACAGCAGGAGACCATCATGGCAGATGTAGCAGGCTACGCCCACCCTGGCGCCGACCCCGAAAAGGGCTGGAGCGGCATCCTTCACCCGTCAATGACGAACAAGTTTCGTCTTCGCTTCGATGGAAGCAAGCGGTTTGACCTGATCACGATGCAGACCACCAAGGTCGAGATCAGCGCACGTGACCGCACCATGCGCGTTTGGATCCAGAACCCGGTGGCGTACGCGCAGGACCTGCTCGACCTCATCGAGAAGCTGGGTCATGGCAAGCACTCAGGCCGCATCGAGGGACTGGACGGTGACGAAGGTGTCACGCTCATGTTCAAGTTCTTCGCCGAGCTGGAGGACCACAAGCTGGTGTTCGACTACGCCATCGGCGAGCCGCTCACCCACGAGCTGGTCTTCAAGTACACCCGCGCCTACTAGTAGGCGACCCAAGCCCCCTCAGTCTCGGTTTCACCACGCCACTCGTACACCACGTTGACCTCGGCAAGCGAGCCGTTGGGCTTCTCGCCGTAGTTGACGTGCACCAGGCTGCGGGTCGGACCCGTGTGCTCTCTAGTGGGAGCATCAGGCAGTCCATCACCACCGCTAAGGAACGTCTCGGCGAACGGGGTCAGGAAGTCGGTGTCCACTCCGTGGTCCTGCACATCTGCTGGGTTGGGATTGGGGATCGGAGGACCGCCCATTCCGTCATCGGTGTCACCCGACCGAGGCAGCATCTCAATCCAGGGGTCAGACGCGTTCACCTGAGTGCGCAGGTTCTCAATGTCCCAGCCAGTCGTGGGGATCATCGTCTGCGGGTCGGTCACCGTGGTAGTCGCCAAACGATACACCTGGGTGCGCGGAACGATCACAACCTCATCGGCAGGAGTGAAAACCGACGTGGTGGGGGTGAGCTTTGCGGCCAGTGAACCGGGTACTACAAACGGGCGCGAAAAGCTGAACGGGCCGAGTTCAGTCACGACGTCTGCGTCGGGCGCTATCTTCAAGCTAATGCCATATCTGCGCGCGCGTGGTGTGGTGTCGAGCTGATCGATCACGAGCTTGTCAGTCGCGGTCAGCCGGTTGTCGATGATGGTTGCCTTGGCTGGGCCGGAAACCATCTCTGCCGCGTTGACTACGTAGTTCGTTACGACGCACACGCCGTCGTAGTTCGGTTGATCCGGCGCCACGAACTCGATCACCTGAACGGAGATGCGGTTGCCAGGTCCACCTGGTTCACGTGCACGGAAGTACGTTCCGCCCGCGAACAGCCGAGCCCGCAGCGATGAGCACGACCGCAGGTGCGGCCGCCCAGAGAAGGACGCAGGCCGGTATGGGTAGTCAGGCATCTTGCCGCTTGGCACGGCTTACTCCTCGAACGAGACGGTGTTGGCGCCGGTGACAGCGATGCCGTCGTGCACGCTCTTGCCGCAGCGGTGGGGCGCGATTTTCGTCTTGCCCTTCAGCGCCACGGCCTGGTTGTTGATGAACACGGTGGATGTCCACGGACCAACGAACACGGTCGGTGGAAAGCAGCCATGACCGGTGGTGGTCTTGTGGCCCTGGTGGGTGATGGGCATGCCGTTAGCGAAGACGTTGGCCGAGCCGTCAGCTGAGTGGTCGCCACAGCTGACCCCATCTCCAATGCGCACCACGTTTCCCATGTTACATCTACCTCTCGTTACACATGGACTATTTACGACCTGCGCGGATGTGATAGAATAGCAACATGAAGCAGCTGTTCGACATCACGATGGCCGCGGCCAGGAGACCAAGCATGAAGATCGTCCGTCCCTACCCGCTGACGTTCCGCCAGAAGTGCCTGATGCGGATCGCCTACGTGTGCCTGCTGCTGTGCAGCTTCTCCGCACCGCAGTCGCGCCAGACCCGTGACCAGCTGCTTCAGCGGCTGGAGGGCTTCTACGTCAAGGGCCACTGATTACGTGAGCGCCTTCGAGTAGGCCGCGCAGTCGTTGACGCGGTTCGTCCAGCCGCGTCCGTAGGTGGCGAAGCCGGCGGTGCCCTTCAAGTAGGCGATCCGAGCCGCCGCAAGGGCATCCACTGCCGCGAGAGCAGCCGCTCCTGTCTCTGTGCCTGTCACGCCGGCAGCGGTCATGATCCGCGCCGCGCCTCCTGCCCCAACCAGGTACTTCGTGTCGAACATGAACACGGCGATCTGCAGCGTCATCGCGCTGCAGTCAGGGTTTCCAAGCCAGTACGAGTTGTAGCCTGTCGAGCGGGCCGTCGCGTAGTCCATCGTGTGGATGTCCACGTTTGGGTTGAAGCGCTGCGCCACGCCGAACTTGGTCGTGCTGCCGAAGTTCTTCGGGTACTCCACGTAGCCAACGCGCTGGCGCTGGTCAGACGTGGCGATCAGCCCAGCCGCCACCTCGCTGTCGGATGGTGAGCGCGCCGGCGTCGTCATCCACTGCGCGTTGACCTCATGCAGCATGGTGAAGTACCAAGCCTTCTCGAATGGGTCATCACCAACTGACGGCGGAACAGTCACCACTGGAGGTGGTGCTGCTGGTGGTAGACCAGCTGGGTAGTCGGGACCGAAGGCAGCGCAGGACGTGCGCGCCTGCACCTGAGCGGGTGTGATGTACCGATCGCCGTTGACCGTGGTCGTGCCTGAGCCATCTGGCTGGTTGGATGACGTCACGCCGTTCGCCACCTGCACGGCGCCCTTCAGGTACGGTGTCGGGTCAACCCGCGTGCCGTTGGGAAGGCGCACCTCAAAGTGCAGGTGTGGACCAGAGCCGATGCCGGTGTTGCCCTCTCGACCAAGCGCCTGGCCACCCACCACCTTCTGACCGACCTTCACGTAGATCGAGTTCAGGTGGGCGTAGCACGTGGTAATGAGGTGCTGGCCAGCCGCATTGACGTGCTTCACGAGCACGTAGTTGCCGTAGCCGGTGCCAGGCCGAGCAAGCACTACCTCACCGTCGTAGGCGCACTTCACGTCCTCGAGGTGGCGGTCGGCGTACGCGAAGTCGAGCGCGAGGTGCATGGATGACGCACCGCTGGCCGGCGGCTTGCGTTGCCCAAAGCCTGACGTCACGATGGACCCAGGAAGTGGGTGCTGCAGCTGAATGGTGTCGGAGCCTGAGCCACCGCCTGGAGAGAAGTCGTAGGTGCGGTCGTCAATCAGAACGTTGGAGCTGTCGTAGGCCTGAACGCGCAGCGTCAGCTTCTTGCCCTCGTACGAGGCGTCAAACGTTCCTGACATGAGACCAGTGCTGGTGCTCATCGTCACGCCGGTGAAGGAGGCGGGCGTGAAGGCCCAGTGGTCAGCGACCACCCCGCCTGTGAGACCAAACTGGAGGTTGATCAGGCGGCTCGGAGGGGTGACGATGGAGGTGACGTTGATCTTGCCTGGCACCACCTCGGTCTTGTCATCCACCTGACCCGTTTCAGAGGTGTTTCCCTTGCGCGCCGCAAAGCAGTCCTCGCTCTCACCAGGCAGGCGCTGGATCTCGGGACCGACGGTCGGCTCATCAGGGCTGATGTCAACGACCGTGATCTGGGGTGCGGGTGGGCAGCAGCTCATTTGTGGTCAACGATGATGTACTTGCCGTTGTTCTTCGGGCTTGGCATCAGGGTGAGGTTCTCGTCGTCCTCTGGCGTGAAGGCGTAGGCGGGATACGAGCGACCTTTCGAGGTCAGCACCTTCAGCATGAAGGCAGTGCCCTTCACCTGCTCGACCTTACCTACCTGCCACGAGCTGCTTCCAGGAAGGTGCGCGCTAAAGATCACCTCAGTGCCCTTGTCCAGCAGCGTCGCAACCATGTCCCAGATAAAGGGGCGACCAGGGTTTACTGCCTCATCGACCTTCTTGATGTTCTCGACCCAGTAGAAGTCGCTCACCTTGTCCTTCACCAGCGTAAGCCGCTCATCGTCATCAGGGTAGATGCCAAGAATGTAGTAGGTGCGCGATGCATAAACCTGAACCTTATGCTGTTCAGGCTCGATCTTCATGATCTCACCCGTGAGGTGCATCATCTTTGGGGTCTGATCGCCGCTGCCATTTGCCCAGATGACGTCAGCGTCAATCGAGACGCGCTTGCCCTTCTCTCGCTGCTTGAGCGCTAGCTCCCAGACGAGCGGTAGGCCACGATCGACAACCTCATGCAGCTTCACTTGCAGGCCTTGAGAGCGATGCGCAGCTCGTTCTCATAGGCGTTCGCGAGCTCACGGTCGCCCATCAGGTCACGAGTGGCGCTGAAGATGTCATCGTATGGAGGAGCAAAGTGGTAGGCTGGAGCAGCTGGCTCCTCCACCTTGCAGGGCACCGGCACCGGCACCTTGACTTCCTTGATGGTCACACCGCCGTCGGTGGCGCACGCGCTGAGCAGCACTAGTACGAAGGTAGCGAGAGCGAGCTTCACTTTGCACCTCCATTCACCAGGTCGAGGGCCGACTTGCACAGGTTGCTTGGGTCACTTGGCTTGGCCTTGAAGATGGTGCCTGCCTTCTTCTTGGCAGCGGCGGTGTCGGCGCGTGCCTTCACAAGCGCGGCTTCAGCTGCTGCGAGGCGAGCATCGGCGTCCTTCTTGAGGCTGTCGATGGCTGCGTTCTGCGTGTCGATGGCGGTGCTCAGCTGGCGAATGCTGGCTTCCTTGACCGCGACCTCCTGACGAAGGTCAGCCACCTGGCCCTGCAGGTGCTTCACGTACCAGAAGGCACCAAGCAGGGCGGCGACAATGAGGCCAACACCGATGAGGCGTGCGTAGAGACCTGTGATCATATGTGTATGTTCCTCTAGTGGTTACTGCTTGGCAGCGATCAGCGCTTCAGATCCAGAGATCGTGCTGAAACTACCCGAGGCAAGCAGCACGCCGTTCTTGTAGAACGATGGGGTCGTCCAACCACCAGTCATCACGACGCCGATTACGTCACCATCAACCGCGGCAGCCACGTTGACAATTGATGTACCCTGTCCTTGGCCTAGGCCAAATGAAATGTAGCCAGACTTGTGGTAGAACGCGGATGTTTCTTGGGCGAGTGCGCTACCCATGAAAACCTCTGGGTCGAATGGATTGTTGCCCTCATCACACGAGTAGATGCCTACGGCATCAACGTTGCCGCCAATGATGAACTCACAGGCAAAGGTACCGTACGTGCTGTACAGATCATTACCACTCTGACTCGAACCGGTGCCATTGAACTTGATGTACTTCTGGTTGTACACAGTCACATTGGCACCGTAGATGAATGCAATGTTGATCGGCGTTGCCACCAGATCATCAACGGCGTTGACGCCATAGCTGTACTGGAGATTCGCGCAACGCAGGCCGAGTGCAAGGTATGGAGTGCTTGCGGTTTCGGCACCACCAGTGGCAAGATAAGCTGCGCTGATGAAGCCGTCAGATGCCGTAGAAGCATTCCAGCTCTTAAACACGACGCGGGCAAACTCAATTGCCGTGCAGCTGCCTGCCGTGATGCGACCGAGGAACGTTGAGCCACTTGGTACACCAGCGAAGGTGCTGTTGTTGCGCAGGTAGACATCAACGCCGGTGGTGTCCATGACGAGCCACATGCGGTATTCAGTCGAAGGTGAGAGCGCGTTGGCACCAAGGTTGTAGGTTTGCGACGTGGCAGTGCTCTGTGTAGCGATGTCAACCTTGACGCTGTCGACGCCGTCTGGGTCGTGCTTCATGGTCATCGTCACGTAGTACGTACCACCAGAGCTCTGAACGCTGTAGGAGATCTGTGCTGGAACGCCCGTGTCACCTGAGCCAGGTGTGCCGCGCAACGACATCAGCTGTGACGTGTACGGCGTATGCGTTTCAGTGGCAGTGAAGTTGAGGATCGACTCAGAGTACGTTGCCTCAGTTGCCAGCACCAGCAGACCAGTTTGAACCTCGTGCGCAAAGTCAACGCCGTTGCTGACGTAGCTTGAGCCGCTTGGCGCCAGGTTCGCAGTGTGACCAGTCACTGAACCGGTTGTATCGCTGAACTCATCGCGGAAGATCGTGAAGCCAAGACCGCTCGACTTGCCAGTCGAGGTGAGGTTTGGCCAGCCGCCAGCGTAGTCAACGCTGATCAGCGATGGATCGTTTGCGCCGTTGTAGCCATCAAGACCGATGTAGTTGAACGTTCCACCAGCACCGCTTGGAAGCGTGCCAGAACCTGCAGCCACGCCGTCAATGAACAGTGAGTACGTCTGCGAGCTGTTGCTGACCTCAACGCGAGCCGTGAAGTAGTCATCAACCGGCAGATCGCCAATGTTCACTGGACCAAACGAGTTGGTAGCAGTGGCATCACCGCCTTCAAATGCGATGGTGCCATTGCCGTTTCCATCACCTGCTGTGGTGAGCTGCAGCTGGAAGTAGTTTGCGGTATCGGGCATGTTTGCCACGATCAGGCGGGCGGTGTTGTCGTTGCCACCACCAGTCACCTTCGCGAACTTCATGCGCGTCTCAAACGAGAAGTCAGACGTCTGCGCGGGGGTTGGCACGTACGTCTGATCGCTGCCCGTGTT